GACGATGATAATGATGTATAACCTACTGCCGTACTACCAGTACCTGTAAAGGCATATAGTGCTGAACGTCCAACTGCTACATTGTAACCACCGGATGTTTGTAAATATAGTGCATCTGCTCCCACTGCTGTATTGTTATTACTAGTAGTGTTATATAAGGCGGACGAACCAAGAGCAACATTATTATCACCAGTATTATTACTATATAAACTCTGATAGCCAGAGGCTGTATTTTTAGAACCTGTGGTGTTATAGTATAAAGTGTTATTACCAACTGCTGTGTTGTTAGTACCTGTGGTGTTACTATATAAGGATTTTCTACCAGTAGCTATGTTCTCATGAGCAGTAGTATTGCTAAATAAAGCCTTGAAACCACTAGCTGTATTTTCAGTACCTGTGGTGTTAGAGTATAAAGCCTTGTAACCAGTGGCTGTATTGTAATTAGCAGTGTTACTAAATAAAGATGAACTACCGATAGCAGTGTTATAACTACCTGAAATTAGAGACTGTAAAGAAGAACGTCCAATAGCTGTGTTCTCATTTCCAGTAGTATTAAAAAATAGAGAGTACAAACCTACCGCTGAATTGTTATAGCCTGTAGTTGTTGCACTTAAAGCTTGGTCACCAACACCAGTATTGTAATCACCAGTAGTAATACTATCTACAGCACCAGAACCTAGTCCGATGTTGGAGGTGGCTGATAATGTAGTAGGTACACCCGCACTAACGGTAGCCCAGCTAGCATCACTGCCATTAGTAAATAAAAATTTACCACTGTGAGTAGCTTGTGAAGGTACAGCTGCACCTGGTGCTAACTTAGCTGCTGTTACTGCGCCATCAATGATATCCTCAGTTTCTACAGAGTTACCTCCTGCAGCTACTGGTTGTGACTGCCCTAAATATCCGGCCATTAACTTGCCTCCATTATAGAAAGTATTATGTCTAGTTGACCTGCAACTGAACCTTTAGCTTTCAGAATATCCCCTTCCTGCATAACAACCTTACCATCAATAAAGCTTAATGCTGTACCTGCTGGGATAGGTGTATCTTTACCTATTAAGTTAATCGTGGTACTACCGATCACTATAGCAACTTCTGCATTGACTGCTGTTGTACCTGTATTAGATATTACACCTCCGATAATAACGGTTGTAGTATCTGGAGTAGTGTTGGGACAGGTATAGACTGTAGTTAAACTAGTGCCAATAGCGTCCTTTGTTGCTCGTTTAAATATATTAGCCATATTTCTCCTATCCTAAAGCTATCGCCATAGCGACTGCATCACCGGCTGCCTCAGCGCTGCTGGGTACTCCTAGATTAGCTCTAGCCGTAACTGTATCACTGACATCACTGAGGTTAGAACCTTTCTCCATCTTATCTGTATTCAGATTTCCGAAGTTATCGTCAACCTCATTATTAGTAAGAGGTGCATCTTTGATAGCTCGATTTACAATCGTAGACATAAGTACCTCCTATTAATATTAAGTAGCTGATAAAGTAATAGTCCATGTTACTGCCATCGTATCATCTGCTGCTTTGTTAACAACTGCGAACGTTGTGCGAGATAACATATCACCAGCTGCTGCTGTGCCACTGTTGAAAATACCTGCTTCTTTTACAGCGCCTGTAGCATCACCTGCTTCAAATGAAGATACAAATACAATCTTTTCATTGTTAGTGCCAGTAATAGTTGTTGAGTCTAAAATTTCTCTAGAACCCAAGATAGATACTAAGTCTGATTGACCTGCTGCTTCTGCAGTAGAGCTAGAGCCTAGTGCCATATGTGACATGACACCTTTAGCAGTACCTTCCATACGTGAAATAATAAATGCCAAACCTTTGTTTACTACAAGGTTCTTTTCTACACGCTCTTCTTTCACTTTACCGTTCTTATCTTTAAGAACGATATTTAGTTGGCCGGAGAGCTTCAAGTTTTCGTTAATCATAATTAACTCCTATTAAAATATTCTGGAAGCTCCGACATAGTCTTCCGCAAAAAAAGAGAAATCAGCATAATCCTGACTTCTTATCAACCCCGAGTCGGTTATCGAGATTGAGTTTTCTAAAATACCTTTATTCGGTATTACATCTACCGAATCTGACACACTGTATGAATCAATGAAGGGAGCTAGCGTCACATGTAGCGCTAAAGCATCCCCTACAATAGGTGTATCACTTATTAGTTTACCAAAATTAAAGTTGTATATTTCAGTAAATAGGGAACCATCAGCTAGAGTTTTACCTACGCTAAGTGTATCGCCATCTGTGAAATTAGCCGCATCACTATACTCTCTAGTATACGCAACCATTCTGAAGAATACCTCTGTAACCCTTGCAAGGTTAGTAGTATTCTTATGGTATTGCATTTCCTGATCATCAAGAATAGATGCAGCACCATCTACGTCATCAGTAGCGTATACATTATCGACTAGGAACTTAGCAAATGCTAATGTTTCACCATCAGTGAATCCAGCAGCATCCTGAGTATTCTTAAAGAATGCTATCGTATCAATAGCATCTACTAATGAAGGCGCTTCTGTTAATGCTTTATGGAAATATAGATAATCATTATCTACAATATCCGTAATATTTTCACCTGCTTCTTTATGGAAGTCATAAGCATGAGCATCTGCAGTAGATGGGTCATCCGTTAGAGGCTTAACTAAATCATATCTGTGAGTATCCGCTGTAATTGCTATATCAGCAAGATTCTTGTAGAAATGTAATATATCTATATCTGCAACAGTAGGATTGTCCGCTAGTACTTTACGGAAAGCATTTACTGCATTTTCAGCAACTGAAGGATTATCGTTAAGCGTCTTGAAGAAGTCAATCATGAATTCATCAATAGCACCTGTACCGTCATAAACATCAACACTACCGAAGAAGTCTTTTTCAATTAAGAAATGGCCTAACTCAATAGCCATAGATATAGGTAAAGTCTTAGCAGCAAGTGTAATCCCTAATCGCTTAATAGCGGCTTCAAGGGCGGCAATTGCTACTACAGACGATAGCTTCATGCGAACTCGTCTCTAATCTTAAACCTTAATATATCGTAAAGTGTTTCTTTAACTCCAGATGCCCTAGTTACCTCAATTTCTCCGTGGTATATTCCAGGAGTTTGGTCTAAGTCACCCGCTGCCCAGTTAATAATTGCAATACCTTTTATAGATTCTGCTGCTTCAGGGTTAACGTATAGAGTTTTAGTAAATAAAGCCGGGCCACCTACTTCAGGTCTGAAGTTTAATAGCACAGTTGCGCCTGTTAAATCAGTAGCTGTACCAGTATCTTCATCTGTGAGTGTTATCCTTAACTGTGGACCAGTATCACCCTTTACATATTTATATACGTCAGTAGAAAATGTTTCAGGGGTCTCAATATCATTTGGGGAAAAAGAACTATAATTTGACATTAGATGAATCCTCTATCAGTTAATTTAGTATTACTATCTAGGTTATCTGAATTAATTAAACCAGATAACTTAATATTTTTTATGTTTTCCATAAATCTTAAATAGTAAGTATTATTCTCTGCTTTCATATCACCACTAATTGATGCATGAGCTTTATAAGCTACGTAAGTCAATAACGCCTCTGTGTATACTTCAGGTAGATCAAGGAAGTCTGTAGTTTTAGTTACCTTTGCAGGTACTGCAACATAAACTAAACTAATATCATCACGCTTAGCTTCATCGGTACCTTTAACTAACATCTTGAATGGTGCAGGAAATAAGATTGAAACGTTATAATCTACTTTATCAATAAATTTAGATTTCTCATTATTGATAGGAATCTCTGTACCATCATCGTATGAGGCACTAACTGCGAATAAGAAGTCAGTTGGGATACTGTGTAATGAGTTAGGTTTCACATCTGTGAATACTATCTCTTTAAAGATTAACGAAAATCTTTTATGGATCTCTACATTAGCTAAGTTAATGAAGTTAATTAATGCTGCTTTATTTTCCTTCTGTTTATCAGTAGGAGTTGCATCACCCAAATCACTAACAGCTAGTTGTTTGATTTCCCCTGCAGTAAGATAGGATAAATAATCAGAGACGTACATAGTAAATCCTAAAATGGTTTACCCTATAATACCACGTTATTTTAAAGGCGGGTTGTTTTTACACAAAATAAGAACTCTCACCTGCTTCCTCAGGATCTTCATCATCCCAGAGCATACTACCATCTTTACTATCTGTAGTAGATACCTCACTAGGTCTCCATGCGTTAAACTCACCTAACATAGAGATATTGTCTATCTGATCATCATGCTTAGACTTAAAACCTTTAATGGTGGCTAGAGATATCTCGTTCATCATCTCAGCTAACTCTACGGAATCTTTTAGCTCCTCAGGAAACCATATCTTTCCAGATTTAAATAGAGGTACTGCAGTCTGCTGAAACCTACTCATCTTATCTTTATTGGGTCGTATACCTGGTGAAGTCTTACCTCGTCCAGCTGCAAGCGTAAAGTAAATATTACGATTCATCATCTCATTCTGGATCCACGCTATAAAACCTCCCTGTTGCCCAGTTACCTCCACACCTACTTCCTGTGGGCGATATTTCTGACATAATCTAAACAGCTCATCAATTGACTCATTCATTAAAGCATGTTTACAAAACCCATCTACCCATAACCAGTCACCCTGATTATTGTACGCCCACACATTAATTGTACTAAAGTCAGCAGACTCTTTTTCACTAGTAGCAAAGTCAGTCGTAATATAGAAGTTAAATGCTCCCATATTATTCTTAACATTAGCATGCTTATACCAAGTTAGATCGCCATCCTTGATCAGACGCTCTTCCTCAGACATAATCCTGAGCATTAACTCCTGATTAAAACTGTCCAGTTTTCCTGCACCTTTAGATTTAAGGTATTGGCTATTTACATAGTCATAGTTAAATCTGTCCTCCCAAGCACCCTTAAAATCCTTTCTCTTTACTGGAAACTTCTCACAAACTGGGTAAACAGACACATACCACACCCCAGACTCTACTGCTTTATATAATGGATCTTTAGCGTTAAAAGGCGTGCCTGACCAGATAACTTTACGTTTAGCTGGGTGTAATGCGTAGTCAATTGCAGAGTACACCGTATTTTCTACACTTTCAATGATTGTAGGTGATCTAGCATCATCATCTGACAATAAATCGTCTAACATTGCTAATTGTGGTCTAGTATTCAATTCTACTGTTCCACGAACACCAGTCTTAGCACCATGTCCCGTAACAACTAATTCTTTGCCTTGATTGTTCTTAAAGTACCATCTAATGTCAGTAAACTTATATTTATCTATATATTGCAGTAAGAACTCACTATTCTGACATCTACGCTCTAAACGCAGTCTCATTTTCTTTACACCGTTTTCAATTGAGTCAGAAACGTATAAACCGTAGTCTACGTCTCCAAACCCAGGTATAGAGCCATATACAGCTAAATATAGTATTAAATATTCTGATAGTATCGTAGTTTTAGCTAAACCACGTGAGCACATATTAACAGTATTCTGTCTCTTCCCAGTGATGTTATCTAACATCTTGTAGTGAATTACCGGTGTTTTGTTCTCTTCTCCCCTCTCTCCATTAACTAACTTAATAAAGCTGACAAACTCCAAGGCAAACTCACTAGGTACATAACTAGGGTCTACATCATAGTTAATGTCATTTAGCCACTCATCAACTGTCTTCTTTATTAAGTCCATCTGCACCTGCCTCATTAATCAAATAGCTAATTTCCATAGAGATCTGCTCAAACTTATGTCTCTCTGTCTGGTTATTACACCCCTGTAACCCTTCCTGTGCCATCTTCTTTATAGCTTTTAATTTATCTACACAATCTGCCATGCAATGTATCACTTAACCTCCTCATATTCAGTCTCAATAGAATCCTTTTTATGCCCTATGATATCAGAGTGTGCAATGTATTCAGCTGTTACAACTCCACTCTTAATTAACTTAAGTTGTTGCTGTGCCAGGGCCCGGGTAGTTTCCCTAAGCTCATCAATGCTGTCATTAGAGTAACTAACGTCAACTTCAATCTTAGCCGTTTCTGGAGCTTTTAATTGCATAATCAAGCACTCAGCTGCCTTCTGCCTAACCGTCTCTGATTTAGCAGTCCTCATAAGCTCAGCCTGTGTATTGATGGCTTCCTGATGTATATCCATATTAAGAATATGAACAGGAACCAGCGTCCTCTCTAAAATCTTATTTACCAAGTCCCCTCTGTTATACGCAGTAGAAAAGCTGGAGATTTGTTTAGTAGGTGTGTTTTTATTTAGTAATCTCTGGTATCTATCCGGAAACGTCT